GATCAAATGCAGTTTTTCCCTCGCACACTTCATCGTAGTGTCCTTCAAGCTCGCCCAGTAGCTCGCTAGTACGTTCGTTCAAACGATCTTGAATTGTGGAAACCTTGACTTGTGCAGGGGTCACTTGTTCAGGTTGTTCATCATCGCCTTCTTTGTAGTAATCGTATTTCAGGCAAACTTCTTGCACACTATTTTTAAGATATTCAAGAGTGCGTCCACGTAAAGGCATGCCTACATTATGTGCCATGACCAGACTGCAGGCTGTCATAGGCACCCAACGACTTTTTATAATCTTGCTTAAATCTGCTTTGTTTACTTCAAAATGTTTTTGTTCTTGTAACCATTTTACAAACTCAGGCTTGAGGTCTTTGACTGTAAAATGATAGTTATAAAAATAAAAACTGCGTCGCAAATGATGATCAAACTCCTCATCTGTCATTTTAAGCGCCAGCTCGGTGTCCCATTGCGGTTCACTGCCTGTGTATTTTTCGTCGGCAAGGTGAGTGCGGCGAATTGTGGCTTTCTTTTTAGGCGGCGCTTTTACACTGGGTGCTTTTGTTGCTTTTTTTGCAACAGGCTTGCTTTTGGATGCTGTAACCATGCTTGCTCCTTAACTGTTTTTACTGTGTAATTATACGTGAAATTGGGCTTGTTGTCAAACAGCTAAATATAACAATAAGGGTTTAAAAATGCCACGTTTGAGCCTATGGCGTGAAAATAAAGGTAACGACTACAAGTTTCTGGATCGCAGAATCAGCGAAATGTTCACTGTGGGCGGTACTGGCATCCACTTACACAAGTATCTTGGACCAGTCAGTGGCGATGGCACAGACGCAACCAAACCTGAATATGCAAATCAAAGTGAGTTGAATATTCAGGACCTGCTGTTTTTAGAAAACCGTGATCGCAAATACGACACAGATATCTACAATCTGCGAGGCATATATCAAAAAACAGATCAAGATTTTGATCTAAGTCAATTTGGTATTTTTCTAGCCACTGGCACTCAGTTCATGACTTTTCATTTGAATGACATGGTAGAAACCGTGGGCCGTAAGATTATTGCCGGCGATGTACTAGAGCTCATGCACCTTAAAGACTATCATGCTTTAGACCAGAGTGTTCCATTTGCAATCAAACGCTACTATGTGGTTGCAGATGCTAACTGGGCAGCCGAAGGGTTTAGCCCAACTTGGTACCCACACCTGTGGCGTGTAAAACTACAACCGCTGGTAGACAGTCAAGAGTACAAAGACATATTAGACAAGATTGCCGCAGACAGCGATCCGTTTACAGCCAATGCCAACGCTACCAGTATTGGAGATGTAGTAAGTACCTATCAAAAGTATCTTGATATAAATGAAAATATCATAGCACAAGCAGAAGTTGAACTGCCAAAAAGCGGATACAACAATGCTAATCTATACGTGGTCACAAGAGGAGTTAATGGACAACTAACCGCGCCCAGTGGACAAAATATTGCAACAGGAAATATTGATGCTTCGGGCACCAGCATTATAAATTTAATTGCTTCTGGAACTAGAATTAACTCTAATAGAATCTTGGTTGGCAATGCAAGAGCAGCCATTGTTGGTGCCACCGTTAGTTCCGCAAACATTTTAGCCAATGCCGGTGTAACAGTCACCGGCATCATTGGTAATTCTGGAATCATACTCAGCAGCAACACTACCATTGCCAGCGGCGAAATTATCACCTTGCGTAAAATTATAAATCTTGATAGTTCCAGCGGCAACGCTGCTCCTGCCTCCAAGGTACAAGGTTACATGACTGGTGATGGCACTGCTCCAAACGGAATTGATATTAGTATGGGAATTGCGTTTCCTACGAATGCCAAATCAGGAGATTATTTTTTAAGGCTAGATTTTGTGCCAAATAGATTGTTTAGATATAACGGTAGCAAATGGGTTAAAATTGAGGACAGTGTGAGGACCAATCTTACACCAGGAGCTGCTGACAACAAGACTCAACGAAATGGCTTTGTAAATAACACAACCACATGGACCAATGCCAACGGTGATGTGATTACCGAACGTGTGAGCTTGAGCAAAGCACTAACACCAAAGGCGGATAACTAATGGCTGTTCAATTCTTTTACGATGAGCAAATAAGACGATTCTTACTACAATTTATTAGAATGGTAAGTAATTTTCAAGTACAGTTTGGAACCACCGACGCCACCACAGGCAAGCTGGCATTGCAAACTGTGCCGGTGTTTTATGGTGATGCTAGTAGACAGGCTGCACACATTCTCAAAGGCATGAGCGAAAATGCCATGAGTACTGTGCCTGCCATGGCAGTTTATATCACCGGATTACAGTACGATCGTGAGCGCATGCAGGAACCTTTTCATGTGAGCAAACTGCATATTAGACAAAGGCGTATTGATCCAAACACAGGGATGCCTACTAGCGAACAAGGCGACAGTTATACTGTGGAACGTCACATGCCTGTGCCCTATCGTCTCACATTAAAACTAGATGTTTGGACCAGCAATACTGAACAAAAACTGCAACTAATTGAACAATTGTGTACACTGTTTAATCCTAGTCTTGAAATACAAAGCACGGACAACTACATTGACTGGACCAGTTTGAGTATTGTAACTTTAACTGATGTAAGTTGGGACAGTAGAACTGTGCCAGTGGGCACCGACGATCCTATAAGTGTGGCTACCATGACGTTTGATCTTCCAGTTTGGATAAGTCCGCCTGCTAAACTTAAAAAACTTGGTGTGGTTCAAAAGGTCATCAGTTCTATTTTTGACAGTAGCGATACTGGTGTTCCTGAAGATGCTCTTGGAGATCCAGATCTATTGCTTACTCGCAGATCTTGGGTGCCCATGCGCTACGGTATCATGTACACAGGAAATACTTTGCAACTCATAAAATATGACGAAATCGTACAGGATCCTTTGAATATTATTATTGATAACAATGAGCAACTGAATACCGCTGAACTTGATCTTACTAGATCAGGCAAACCAGACAGTTGGAGCGGGTTCTTGAGTTTATACGGTGTACTTAAAAATGGCACTAGTGAGATAAGATTGCAGCAGCCCGATGGCACAGAAATTGTAGGCACTGTGGCGTTTCACCCTGTGGACGATTCCTTGCTTTTGTTTGAACCATTTGTAGACACTTTACCAGCTAATACATTAAATCCGGTAAACGCCATTATTGACCCGCAAAAGGTTAATGTAGATCAGCTGTTAATAGATAGCAACACTGGCAATTACAAAGTGTATACAGGTACAAGATTTTTAATCTTAAAACCAATTAATAGTATAAACAACACTGACTTTGCCAAAGCATGGTCACCTAATAACATTTCTTTTTATGCCAATGCCAACGACATTATTGAATTTGATGGCACTCGCTGGCGAGTGAGTTTTGATAGTCAAAACAATATTGATGGCGCCTACGTAACCAACTTAAATACAAACGTGCAGTTTTATTGGGATGGCGAAAGCTGGGTTAGAAGTTATGAAGGCATATACAGAGAAGGTAGATGGAGCATAATACTCTAGTTGGCTGCGGTGCACTGGTATACAGTATCACCACCAAACGTTACTTATTTTTATTACGCAGTCAGAAAAAACACAAACATTCTTGGGGGCTAGTTGGAGGCGGAGTTGAACACAACGAAACTGTGTCGCAGGCCTTGATAAGAGAAATACAAGAAGAAATATCTGTTGACGCTAGTAGTTATAAAATTATTCCTTTAGAAAAATTCACCAGCGACGACAATAATTTCTGCTATCACACATTTCTAATTCCAGTAACTGATGAATTTATTCCTGTGTTAAACAACGAACACAATGGATATTGCTGGGTTCCGTTAGAAAATTATCCTAAGCCATTGCACCCAGGCGTGTGGAGAACTTTCAAATTCAGTCAAGTGGTTAGTAAAATTAAAACATTAGAAAAAATTTTATAAATCAATTTCTAATGTGAATTCCTTGTAAGTAATTTGTCTAAAATTCAAACAGTTTTTCCAAGCATCAGGACACCACCAACCTGATGTGGGCATGACTCTAGTGAACTGAACTTCATCATAGGCTTCCATAACATGTTTTAACGTGGTTGTCCAAAGATTGTGTGCTGGTTCTTGATTTCTAGAGCCATATGAATTAGTCCAGTTGTCAAACCCCAGAAGATAAATCTGCTTGTGTCCATCAAAACAGGCCAAGTATACTGCCAGTGCACCAGCATCATAATGTATGTCTTGTGGCACCAGGTAAAATTTTTGTGGGTGTGCAGCTACAACTTCTGCATTTGCATACACAATGTTGTCTTCGCAGTAATTGCTATCTGCTATTTCTTCACTAATATTTGTCCCGGTGCTTACAAGAAACGTAGGAGCAAAATCTCTATATAGTGCATTACATCCATAAGTTTGTACTGCTAGGGCACCTAGTATACCAGCTCTATGATTTTTCAGTAAATTTAACTCATAGTTTTTTCTACTGTTACCGTTACCAATTATCACAGCTCTACGAGAAATATGTTGATTGCTGATAGCGTTAGGAATAAACTCTTGTGTATACTCCCAGCGACTTCCGCTCCAAGTAGAAGCAGTGGTCATGGTTTCTCCGTTATATTCTGCTCTGTAAAGTTTTTTTAATTTTTGCATTTTATTTTCCTATAACCCAAATGTCACACTTAAAACATCACTGTAACTTTTTGGAATAGCCGAGTTTGCCTGATAAGAAACGTTAGCCAGTGTAATGTCTCCAATTACTGAGAACGAACCTGTTTGTCTGTTCCAAGCATTCTTGGTACTTACATACACATAAGTAATTCCGTTTACTGTGGCCTGTTGCCCGTTAGTTGGTGAAGTTGGAAATGACATTATTGTTCCTTATGCGCCTCTAATCATGCAACCACTGAAATATGAGATGTTTTGAAAGGCTGTTGTGGTCAGACTGACACCGCTGGTCTGTTGAATGTAAATTTCAAAATAATCACTAGTGCCGTTAGCATAGGCAATATCCGTTACTGTCATGCTCCAGAAACTGGCAGCAAACTGTGTGCCTGAACTGTTCCAGCCACGAGCATACTCTGATCCATTCTTGTACAACACAATCATGCACTCACCAGTGCCGTTGGCACCATCTAAACGAACCGTTGCATTCAGCTGGTAATACCCTTCCACTGTGGGTGTGAAACGACTGGATGCAAAGCACCCATCTGTGTCAAATGATTCTGAACCAAAAGTAACCTTTTGTAAGCTACCACTGGTGATTGTTTGTGACCCTGAAGGATATGCTCTAAACGCAGGCCCATTCACTGCTTGTTTGCCGTTAACTTGAATCCCACTATTTGCACTCAATACTCCAACATCACTTAAACTGAGTAAAGTTGCTGTGTATGCACTGTTGACGATTTCTAAGAAACCGGTGCTGTTCAGGCGGAATGATTTGTTTGGGTTAGTGGCTCCGCCGGAAACATTAGTTACTTGTAAAAAATCAGCGTAACCTGTACCGCCTTGAGTATTGGCTGCAAATAATCGTATTCCTGCGCCAACTGTTGTACTTGGTGTATAAGTGATATTTGCGTAACCGTTAGTGAGCAGAAGATTGCCACCTAACACCACATTACCAGTAGAAATAATAGTATTGGCAGTCAATGTGTTTGAATTGGTTGTGATGGCCAAACTGCCTACATCTACCCAGAAGCCATTTACTCCATCGCTGGTTTGCCATTCATACAATATGTCTGTAGTGGTGTCGTACCATTTGTCCCCGTAGTTGGCACCTGTAGGTGCAGTGACACTAGTAGTATACTGAATACCAGTTCTAACCACTGCACTGTTACCGGTCCAAAAAATACCGCTGCCTGTGTACAATGCTGTGACTCTGGTGTTTTTGTTTAAATTCCAGGCGTCGCTGGAACTGAAATAGCTGATTTGAGCACCTGCTGGTCCACTTACACTAATGCCGGCACCGTTAGCAGCACCAGAAGTGGCTGCACCGTTTGCTAATGAAATGCTTAAATCTTCAACTGTAAGGGTAGCAGTGTTAAAAGTAGTAACTTCTCCTAATACACTAAGATTACCTAGAACAGTTAAGTCTGTACCAACAACTGCATTCTCACCAACATAGATATTGCCTGCAATACCAGCACCTCCTGCTACCTGTAATGCTCCTGTGGTGGTGCTGGTTGCTGCACTGGTAGCAGTGGTAACAATGTTACTGCTGGTTTCGGCTATGCTGCCTGCAGGCCCAATGGGGCCAAAGTTGTTTATGTATCCGGTTGGTGCGTAGGCACCCAACATGGTACGTTGAAAATTAACATACACAGTGGCACTATCACCTGTGGCCCATAAGTTGATATTACCGCTGGTAATATTGCTGGTAAATTCTGCAACCTCAAACATGCTGTTTGATTTAACACTACTATATTCATTATAGTAGACATTTGCTGTGTCGTTTACAGATTCAACAGTAACAAATCGGTATCTGTTGTTCACTTGATCTTTGGCAACAATATTCCATCGTATATAGGTGTTACCAGCGGCAGGCAAAGTATCAACTTTGGTCATAGCAGTTGAGACTGCTGTGTTACTCACATATATGGTAGGATTAACATTACCAGTCAAGGTCACAGGTTGATTGTTTGCTTCCCATTTTAACTGATTGGTATAGATGGTTGTGGCAAAAATATTACCTGCTGCAATCAAAGAAGTATTGGCACTAAAATAGTTTAGAGCGTCAGCGCCGGCAATTTCGTTAGAGTTGTTAAACTGAATATTACGATTGATACCTGCTGCGACTGTTGCAGATTCTACAAAAGTTAAATTGGTACTTCCTACTGTGATCGGATCTGGAGTGGTTAAACGCCAGTTTTTCCCGGCATAGGTGCCTTCTGAAATATTGGTTTGTAATCCCGCGGTTAATCGTTCGCCGTTGTTGGCATCAAAACTTCGTGCCCAGGTTCCATTGCTGCCTGTGCCCACTGTTTGAACAATGTAGATTCCGTTTTGACTACCAGTGGCTTGTCCTGCTACCAGTATTCTATCTCCAACCAGTAGGCTTACACCATCGTAGGTGCTTGGAGAACCACCGGATAGTGTGATATTGGTAGTTGTTACTACTCTACAGCTGGCCTTGTAGTCTGTATCAACAATGTTGCTATAACGTGGTCTAGTTAGTGCCATTACAATCTCAGATTATAGTGTATTTATGGGTAAAGCTAGATAACAAAAAAGGGCCCTAGGGCCCTTTTTTGTTCTTTCAATTGCTTTATGCTTGTGATTCAATAAATGTCAACTGAATGTCAACGTTTGAAGCAACTGCTGTAATTGGAACAATGTTAATTGCCAATACTTCGTTACCATTTGGATATGTGCCAATACCTGGCAGCACCATACTGGTGATTTCCTTAATTTGACTTAGATCCAAGTAACCAGAGTTGGTCTGTGTAACTGGTATGGAGAACAATTGTTCGCCACCAGTTGCAGCATGTGATGCTGCGCCTTCGCCAATTTGAATACCAGTTGCAGTGGTGTTTGCACCAAAGATTATTTGGCGCACACCAACCGGTGAAGCTGCTAGTGCATTTGGTACAAACTGTGTAAAGCTAGGCTGTAAGAACGTTGTAGTTGCGTTCAACGGTCTCCAGTTTGCACTTAACACGTTGGTTGGATTTAGAACGCCTTGTACCAAGAAACGTGCAGCAGCTGAACCAACGTTGATGTACATGCTCTGTAATAGAACCTGCGCACGGTTGATCAGTTCTTTGCCGCCCAGTTCTCCAGTTAAGGAGTTACTAATAGTTGGCGCCAGTCTCATCATAAACATGGTTTGTGGTACGCCTGCCACTGATGCCACTTGATAGTTGGTCACGTTGTATGTAAATGTGTATGTGCGGTCAACTGTAAAGCCACCATCCATGATCACAGCACTACCCCAGTGATTCAAGTCTGGACTTGCAGTTACACTCACTACCTTAACACCTGCATTTGCAGTATGCTCCATGCCAATACCTGCTGTGGGTCTACTTAAAGAAACATTTGCAGAGGCGTTGGTTGCATCGCCGGATATAGCAAGGAAATGATGATGACGATCTTGATAAACCACATTGGTCCAGTTACATGCTGTGGGCAATGTACTGGCCACCCAGGTCGCGCCTTGATCCAAACTATAAGCTGCCACAGTGCTTCTATCATTAGCAACAGCTACCCAGATACCATTGGAGCCATAAACCACACGCTGCCATAAGCTGCTGCTTGGCAGTGCGCCGCCTGCTGTCCAGGTTCTACCACCATCCACACTGATTGCTGAGTTGGTACTGCTGGCTGCCAGAGCAATGAATCTGCCAGTGTTGCTATAGCTGTTGTAACCATACCCAATACAGGTCCATGTGCCTGTGGCTGGGAGCGTTGCACTACCCCACAAACTAACCACATTCAGTCCTTGGTTACCGGAGTCTGGTGCTGAGCTTAGTCCTTGAATTGCAGGACGCACATTACTGTAGGCAGCAGTGGTTCCGCTGGTACTGCTCACTGCTGCTACCATCCAAACGTTACCAGTGTTACCTTGGAAGATTGGGAACAAGCCACCTGCTACCCCACTCCAGTTACTGCTACTTGGCAAGTTTACCTGACTGAAACCTACGCCACCGTTGGCAGAGAACAAGCTCACGGCTGTTGTACCAACTACCACAAAGGTTCGGTTTACTACACAGACGTCTGTGTACGATTGACTGGCCACGCCTGTGGTCACTGTGTTCCAGGATCCGCCTAGATTCACTGCATCTTGCCATTGTACGGTTGTACCGCTGGTGTTGCTAACTGCAACAAATCTTCCTCGTTGTCCAAGTCCCATGTCTGGAGCATACGCAACTGCGATCCAGTTTTGACTGCTGGCCATGGTTCCTGATGCTTGCCAAGTACGACCGCCATTGTAACTGACCTGTGCTACTGTTTGCCCGAACCCAACTGACACCACATTACCGTCACCTTGCGCCAGTCCTCTCCAATTGCCTGCGGCTGTAAGCTCGCTGGTTGCAAATGTGTTACCAAACACGCTGATTGGCACTTGCCATTGAGCACTTGCCAAGGTTGTGAACATGCCTTTGCCCCAGCAGACGCTGGTGTAGCTGCCTGCTGTGTTTAGTGTACCACTTAGCCAAGTTGGAGCTACCCCTGGGCCAAGGTTATGTGGATTGGTCATGTATCCAAATGTTGTGGTTGATGCGGTATCGCTCACAATCATCCATTGACCTGCTTGTCCAACACTTGGCACTGCGGTGTTGTTCATACCATAAATTTCGCCCCAAATAATGCTGCGCCAGCCTTGGGTAGCCGGCAGTGTGGTAGCTGCCCAGGTTGCCACTGCGGGATTGCCATGAATGTAACTGCCCACTGTGCCTGCTGTGCCCCCCAATCCACCAGCAATTGCAATCCAAGTATTGTTGCCAAATGCAACATCGGTGTATCCACCTGATTGCAGTGCGCCTGCTAGCCAGGTTACACCACCATCTGTACTATAGTTGAATATTGTAGTAGCGGTAGTCATGTTGGCGCCGGCACCAACTGCACAGAAGTAGTTGGTTCTTGCACTCACATTGTTAGTTGTAACTGTAAGATTGCCTGTGGTTTTACCAAATGCCACTGATGTCCACATCTGAGAAGCTGTTAGTGCACCACCTGCGACCCAGCCTGTACCAATCACTTTTAGATAAGCAGTAGCAGTGCTTACAGTTCCTAGTCCTGACACAGCCACAAACACTGGCACATTGTTTTGGTCAAGTCCGTATGACAGACCTGACCATTGTGCAGTGGTAGGCAAGGACAATGAAGTCCAGGTCAACCCGTCATCTTGTGAGTATGCGCTCACAGTGCCGTTGGTATTAGAAATAGCCACAAATGTGTCTATCCCATTCAGCTGACCATATGCAAGGTTAAACCAATTGCTGCTGCTTGGCAGATTTCCGCCGGCAACCCAGTTGTGTCCATCTTTACTGTATGCAGTGACTTGGCTGCCGGCGCTGTATCCTGCAATTGCCACCCAGGTACCTGTACGTGGATTAAATGCTTGCGCTGCCCAAGGTGCATTACTTGGCATACCACGAGGACTCCATGCTACACCAGCATTACTACCTTTCCATAAGCTTCGTGTCTCATTCATTACAAAATTGCTCAGCGTTGCGCCGCGCGATAGTCCAGTGATGTTACCGTTTGCTTGCCATACACCAGTGTAGCTGATCAGTTCATTATCAATTTGTACATGCACTGGATAGGTAGCATTAGCTGCTGGAAACTCGCTTACATCATACAGTTGTATTTCTGTGGCATCAGGAGTTACTGCTTTACTGGTCCAGGTACGAGCACCTTTGTTAACTGCCTGATAACGTGCTGGCAAGTTACCAGTGCGCATGTAGGCTTCGTCATTGATGTTGTTGCCTTTACTGCGATGTGCCATGAGCATTTTACCATCAATACCGCGCATCATGTAGTCAACAAAACCAGCACCGTACCAAGTGTACTGAATGCCAATCATTTGCATTCTTTTGAGATCCATCACGTAACCGCTTGGGCCAGTTCCATCCATTCGGTCTAGATTGAACTCGTGCTGTGGTGTACGCTCTTCACTGATTCTGCACAGGCGAGTGTCAAATGCATTAGCTACCCCGCGATATACCGGAGTGATATACATCATGTTCTGTGTTACTACATCGGTGATAGTGTGTGTCATGCCCTTGATCACGATTTGATCGCCTGTTGCCAGTTGATCAATCCAACGGCAATCTTTATCTCCAATCAAGAGATTGCTGTTTACCGCTACAGTTGCACGACCTGCTACATCATTGGTACTGCTGCGCTTTACTGCGTAGAATGTAGACCCATCGTATTCATAGAATACTCCGTTACCGTCATCAAATATACCAGAACGCACTTTGCTACCGTGCCAATTAACAATGGTCAATCGTGGATATGTAACGCCCTGATAATCAGTGGCCTGTGTTCTTGTGCGAGTGAAGCTAGGATTTACTGATCCTAGCACATCGGTGGCTAGTACTGTCACTTGGTTGTTGTTAGTCACAGTGTTCACACGATAAAAAGCGTTATATCCAGATGAATTAACTCCGAACAGTTGCACATTTGCACCAATCTGTAGCCCATGTTCATTTTCTGTGGTAATTGTAATAGCACTACCAATAGAAGTTCCTGCTGCAACAATATTGGCAATCTGGAAGGTTGGCATAAACTGTGTACCAGAAGTAAACATTGTGCCTTTACCAGATTGGTAACGGAAGTACTTCTTGGTCTGACGTGTCATTTCATAACCGTGTGCTGGTGTGTTTGTACCAATGTTATTGCCACCGTCAAATGGACGATGTTTTACCAGTCCAGTCGGGAACATGGTAACGTTGGCAAACAGCTCGGATCCTACAAAAGGAGTACCTGAGTTAATGGTTTGCAAAGTAGGAATAATTAAATTGGGTTTGCCTATGTAAGTAAAGCTCTTAGGAGTAGGAGTACTGGTGATTACAAACTGTCCAGTACCGCCCTCGTAAATGTTGGCGAACTGTCCTGTACTTTGGGGACCGGTTCCTAGAATCACTTGCACAGCCTGTCCAGGAGTTAATCCATGTGAATAAACTGTGTTCACAGTCACCAGACTTGGAGAACCCACATTAGATGTTACGTTGGCTACCACAATGTTTGCACCTGTGTAAATACCGCCGCGACGTAATACAGCCTGTTGATCATTTGAATTCAACTGGTGTCCTGGTAGTTGATTCAATTGTACTTTTGGATAATATCTTACATAGTTTCTGTCGTTGATAGTGTTAAAATATACCCCTTCAATGTTACTTACTGTAACAGCTTGACTGAAGTTCAAGGTGCTCACATAGCAGTTGGCCACGTTGGAGTTAGAAACCAGCCCAATTTCGTGGTTAGGAACATAACATACCACTGACTGTGCTGAAGTGTTTCCTGCTACAAATGCACCTGTGAGCATGACCACTAGACTACCAGGGCCTGCGGCACTCAGCGGTCTAGTACCTAGTCTGCCTCGTTCAATCACTTGCCCAGTTAATTGTAGAGGATTCACCGTGGTTGCACGAACAATTTCAATGTTGGCTGCATCCATAACAGCAGCTGAGTTTGCTGTGTGGTTAACCTTGAACACAATTGAGTTTGCACCAAACGTTGGGCTGGCATTAACGTTAAACCATGAACGTGTTACTGTGAACTGGTTATAGCTATCCACACTGTCAATACGCATGGTTTCAACGTTGGCATTAGCATAAGTGGTTGACCCTGCTAGAATACGAATCTTTGAGCCAATTGGTATGGCTGCATTTGCACTATTGGTTCCCCATAGGTTACGTGCCACTGTTGCAGTAGTGGTTGTACCGCCTGCCACTGCCATGGCTTCCCATACACCAAACTGTGCTGTTTCAACCAAAACAATAGCATTGGCAGTTAAAATTGCAGCGTTGGCTGCTAGAGTGGTCACACCGGCTGTGACAGCAGTAGTAGCCACAGTACCAATAACCTTTGCTCCGATACCTGCTGCATCTGCGCCTTCACCTGGCATTTCAACCACGCAGGCAATATCACCAGGACTCCACCCTGCGGTATTGCCCACAGTAAAGGTACGCTGATACATACCACCAGTTTTTACTGTCACTGGTAGATCGTGTGTGATAGATGTTGTACCTGCTGCGCAGTTTGGCTGTCCAGCTTGTCCTTGGGCTACTATCATGTAGTATCCATTGAGAATCGCTCTTGGACCATTTTGTGTTAATGTGGCTCCTGCCACATCATAGCCCTGATTTTGGAAGCAAATATTGTTCTGTTGAGTTCCAGAAATAAAGGTACTAGCAGCATTGAGACCACCGCTGACAAATGTAGCATAACTGCCCAAATTTCCGCCTAGCGTTAAATCGCTACCAGGCAGTTCGTAGGTACAAGGCATGTCATTCATGGATGCAAAACTCACCCACTTGGTTGGCTGCATACCGTATTCAAAGTCCGCATCAATTAGTGACTGTGGTGCGGCGATTTTCATACGCTCAACAGCGTCAACACCAAAATCATATGGACGAATTTTTAACTCGTCGCTTTCAACAAAGATTTGCAACACATCAGCAGCATTATGCGAGCTGGTATCAAATGTCAAGGTAACTGTAGTATATCCGTTATTTAGACTACTAAAGATAGTTTTACCAGAACTTAGAGCAGTGCCTGCAGGACTGGTAGCAGTAGCATTGGTATTGTTGGTATACGCAATACTGCCTCCTCTAGTTGGATCACCAAAATTGTAAATCACAGTGTTACGTGTGACGTTTGTGATCATTAGAATGTCACCAAGTTTGTAAGGATCAGGAATTACCACTGTTCCAGAATTTGCTGCGCCTGGTGTAAAAATATAATTTTTAACTGATTTTCTTGCCATCTTTGTCTACCTTGTAGTAATTTAACTATTTATACTCCAAAAACCACCGCTATGTTATCTACATAGCTTTTTGGAGTCACGCTGTTTGCACTGTAATTCACAGTGGTTGTGTTTAGAATTATGTTTCCAGAAGTGGTTATATTGCCAGTGGTGCCGTTGATGCTCACGCCACCAACGTTCACTCCTACATCAACTTCAAAATATGAATTGGCCATTTGTGTTTCCTATACCTTATTTACCTTATACACCCATGTAATCCGCTTTATACTTCACATAATTGCTGGTATAGGTACCTGTGTAATAAACATACACATTGCTACCCACTACTGCTGCGGTTACACTGCCCAGCCCTGCGTTGCCTGTGAATATTTTGTTGTACTGTGTACGATATGCAGTTGTGCCATCATGTAATACCATGATTTCGCTGGTTTCGTATTCGCCAAAATGCTCTACACTTATAACATATTTGGCACTACGAATTTGAGTTTTGTCAAAACTGTCCACAATGGTCTGACTCTGTCCAACTGCAAGATTGGCAGGACGATACAGCAAAGCACCATCGTTTAAAAATTCATAGCGCACATTTGCTTGTGTTTCGCCTGTGGTAATCTTTAAACTTTCGTTTTCTGTTACCACGGTCACATAACCCAACGGTGCGCTTAGACCAACCACTTCGGATGTGAGCGTGACCGTGCGAATGTCAATTGCATCGCCTACTGCTGGTGCTTCAGTAAACACCACTGTGCTATTTCCCGAGAAGGTGTTGTAGGCCACGCTTGGATGCTGCACCACACCATTTAGTGTTATAAATGTTCCGTTAGTAGTAGCCGGACGGCTGATAATAAATTCTGTTTGTGATCCGTTACCAGAAAACTGATCGTCGGTTACCACGGTAAGTGCAGATGTCTGCGGACTGTACCATTGAGTGCCTGTGTAATATTCTAAGTCAGCTGTTAGACTGTTGAATCTAATCATGCCTGCTGTAGCAGAACCATAGCCTTGAGCCGCACCTGGTCGCTGTGCAGTGGTACCTACTGGTATCATCAAACTGTCTGTACTATTGATCTGTAGTTTTGCCCCTGTGACTAGATTAGCACCAACTGCACTGTTACCAATCAGCACCTGATTGTATGCACTTCTAGTATTAGCCCAGATCAAGGTGGCATCATTTCCACCGCGTACTATGAAGTCACGGTTAGCATTCTGCTGATCGTTAATTCTTGCACCTTGACTTACGTTCAGGTTTCCGCCAATGCTGGTACCACCTTGCACATACAGTGCGCCTTCTGTGGTGGTGCTGCTGGTTGTACTGTTTGCAATTGCCACTTGTCCATAGAATGTGGCAATTTGGTTAGCGTCCACTCGCAGTGCCAGTGTGCTTGCGCCATCGTCACGTTTGGTCCACAGTTGCGCTTGGCCACCAATTCCATTGGACGCGGCTTCGGTTCCATCAGCTACAAACCTCCAGCTTGCTGTTTCTTTGTATCCAGCAGTTGCGCCGGTGTAAGCGTATGCTCCAAACACACCATTGAAGTCACCTGTTTGAACATTTGCAGGCGCTGTACCTGTTCCACGACTGGTACTTACTGTCCACCCTGGAGCTTGTCCAATGGTGTTGGCAGCAATAGTACTTTGTGGGTTATAGGCATCACCTTGATAACGAATATTAAATGTATCAGTTGGAGTTTGTGTGTCACCTGCTACACCCACACTCAACATGTAGCCACTGAATGTGTTAGCAGTAACTTGGAAGTTGAAGTTTTCGTTGCGTTGTGTAATTGCCAGGTTACTGGTAGCAGCACTGTCAATGAACAATACACTGTTACCAGTGAAACTTGTTAGTTTAAAATCTGCATCAACATTGGCACTGGTAAATGTAGCCTGACGAGGAGTTGTGTTACCAATGTACACATTGTCCATGTTGCTGCTTTGGCCATTGGAACTCTGCGGACTGATCTTAACTGCACCAGTTGGGCTTAGATTAGCATAACCATTGCCACTAAATTCTACATTACGACCTTGCGGTGTGGTGCTGGCCAATACAAATAGATCTTTGAAATAGCCAGTGCCCGGTGCACTGGTACCAATGTTCATGTTGTTGATACTGCCAGTTATACCAGCTGGGTTGATTGTTACCAATCCACTGGTGCCAGTTGGGCTAAAGGTAATTGCAGCATCTGTGCCAGTTGCACTAATGCTGTTGTCAACTACAATACTGTGCAAGTAGCTGAGTGCCCCAGTGCCAATACCACCTTTTACAACCAGTGCACCTGATGTTTGACTACCGCTGGCAGTGGTGTTACTTAGCCACAGGCTACCAAACTGCACATTACCGTAGGTGCCTGTGTGTACACCGCTGGCTTCTGTGCTGTTTTGTAGCCACACAAAGTTTTGAGTGCTGTTTTGAAATCCAAAGAAGCTGTTCTGATCAGTGCCTTTATAATAATGAGTTCTTATACCAACGTCACGGCCGTCATCCACAGTCAACGGTGCTAGGTTAGCAAACGTGTGTAACTCAATAATTGAATCTTGCACTGTTAGGTTTTGCGAACCAATGGTAACTGTGTTACCTAGCACACTCAAATTGCCTTGTACTGTTAGGTTACCGCCCACATAGCTGTTACCGCCCACTCCAATGCCGCCATACACAATCAATGCACCTGTTGCAGGACTGTCTGACTGAGTGGTTGCAAAAATCTTGGTTACACCAGTGTCTGTGACCTGAATACGACCAGTACCTTGACCGTCGCTGATCAAGATATTATTGTTTACAGTCTCAAGACCAGTCATGGTATTAGCACCAAGCACCACATTATAATCACCAGTGGTTATTTGGCTACCAGCATTGTAACCAAACAACTGGTTATTAGTAGCCGAACTTAGCAAGTTTAGACCAGCTTGCGAACCAATCGCAGTTGTTTGTTGACCGGCGCCACTGTAACCAGCACGATAACCAATCAATGTGTTCTCAGTTGCATTGTTATTTGTGTTGCTTGCTTCGCTGCCAACAATCGTGGACTTGGTACCAAATATTGTGCCGCTGCCAATCTTCTGACCAATTAACACACTGTCTGCTGCTAGGTATGTGGTCGCTGTATTGCCTGCTAGAACAATAGAAGTTTGTGTAGCGTCAAGAATCACACGAGCACTGGCCACACCAAGTGCGCCACCAATGTTCAAGTTGCCACCAATGCCTGCGCCACCTTGCACAGTGAATGCTCCAGTATTGGCTGTTGTGCTGTTTACGCCGCTAACAACAAATGTGTTACCCGCAGCATCAATACGAATACGTGGTGCACCTGCACCATCAGCAATAACCACTTGGTTGTTTTGATCAGCAATTACGTTACCGTCATATGAACCAATGATAACGTTATAGCTGCCTGTGCTGATCGCATTACCTGCAAATGTACCAAAAAATTGGTTATTGGTTCCAGAAACAGAACCACCTGCCATATGACCAACCAAGGTGTTGTCTGTACCTGGAGCAGTATTGCCAGCACCTGCACCAAACACAGTTGACCGATCGCCAATGCTGGTACGTCCAATTGATCCGCCAACTGCTGTTACATTTGTGCCTAATCCGGTGTATAAAGTACCATAGCTTAGAGCAATGGTATTTGGTTGTGTTGTTGGGGCTTGTATGTAAACGCGGCCGCTTTCAAAACTGGCACTGGTTCCAACATTCAAATTGCCGCCAACAAAGATACCGCCTGACCCAGTTACATTCAACGCACCCACGTTGGCCAGTGTACTGTTGATATTATTGTCAATTAATACTGCTGCATTGCCTGCAGGCAACCAGATGCTCTTTAAACGATCTGGTTGAATATAGATATCTTTGTTTGTACCACCAAAGGTGTGAATTTCTGCACCTTTGGCACTGGTTGTTCTTAGAGCCAGAGCACCATTATTATTGGTATCAGTAATCATGAAACCATAACGTGTGCTGCCCAGTTGTGTAATCTGTAAGACTGGAACATTACTGTCAATAGCAGTGAGCCCACCAGTAGCACCAAATTGACTGCCTGTGCCTCCCACGTTAAGGTTAGCAGAAATACCAGCGCCACCGCGTACTTGAAATGCACCTGTATCTACATTCACACTGTTCACACTATAAGCGTCAATTATGGTATTACCAATAATCAAGTTTGCATAGGTAGTATTGTTGATACTGCCGGTAGTTGTACCAGTTTCTGATGTTAGTACACCTGCAAAACCCACGTTGGCTTCGCGCCAGATCCAGGCTGCATTTATTGGATTTAGATTTCTGTTTACCAGCACACCTACATCATAACTTGGAGAACCCACATACCCGTTGTTAAAAATCACCAACGGATCATTGATCAGTGTGTTTACGCTGTTGATTGTTTGAGTAGTACCGGAAACGCTGAGATTTCCGTTGATTGTGATGTTAGACGCAATGGTAACATTGGGGTTAAACAGCGTGCCCACAATGGTTTGAGCTGCAATTTTTTCGTTTGCAAATATGGTTGCATCAGTGATCTGATTGTTTTTTATTCTGGTAACGGCCATGAACCTAGCTCCTGAAAGGACTCAATTTTAACTATTTAGCGAGATTTTGGATTCTACAACTCTACAGATAAAAATCGCAATGTACGCAGTTTACTGATCGTTGAAATAGGTTCTGCCCAGCTTGACCTGTGTAGTGCCGGAGCCGCTGACAGCAGTTGCTACCAGTCTAACCACACCCAAGCCATCTATGGTCACGCTCCAGGTAACCAGATCTGTTTGAGTGCCAATTCTAGTTTTGGTCGCGGCTTGTACATTGCCAGATATGTTGTTGTGAACTAGATATATTTCCCCCACTTGGTACTGTGTTGTGGTGGCATTTTTTACAGTGAAATCATATACTGCTGAACGATATTGTGCAATACTAAAGATATCCACAGTGGTTCCGCCTGTGGTCACGTTGGTATATGTTGAATTGATGAATATGGGATTTGATGCAAACGCTATGCCTGCCGCTAAAAATCGTACTTCAATAATGTCTGTAGACAAGGGCACTTCGGTTAAAGTAAGTGTGGTACCTGCGACGGAGTAAGCACTGCTAGGTGCCTGTATAACACCATTGATACTCACTAGAATTGTGTCTGTGGTAGCACCTTGGTCCAGTGTGAATGTGTTATCTATTCCGTTAGGAATAACAATTTGACTAGACACAGTGTTAGCAGCAGTAGCATTATCCCATTCTGTACCAGTATACCATTCAATTGTGCCTAGTTCGCTGTTGAAGCGCAGATCTCCTGTCTCTGGTATAGGCGGACGTTCTGCTGTTAGTCCAACTGGTACCAGCAAAGAAGATGTGGCATCTACTCTAATTCTATTTTGCAATGCAGGATTTAGTATAATTTCTCCTGCTGAACTGTTCACTATGTTATCATATATGGAAAGATCGCCAATAAAAGCAAAGGTGTCAGTAAATCTCGCTATCTGAGTGTTGTTCACAGTAATAGCCACATTAGCTGTGCCTAGTCCATTATCTTGCACAATCACTTGACTAGACGCCTGGAAAATCCTATTGGTATTGGAAATAACCACACGATCGTCAACATACTGTTTGGTAGCTGCATCTGCACCATTTACTGGAGTATCAATATTTGATATTCTATGATTGTTTACACTTACAGTGCCCAATCCATCAGGACTTATAATTATATCAGTATCTACTCCAACTCCTGATATGGTTTGACTGGTGAATTGAATGCCACCAAGTCGTGTAATACCTGAAGATGTAAAAGTAGATCCGTCATACAACAATGCAGATGAAGTAACTGCTGCGTTTGAGGCGCTAGTATAAAGCACACGATTAATTGGCTGTGATGCTATTTGTACATTATTTGCACGAAATACCGAATTGCCTTCAAAAAATCTTATACCTGGACTCACATACAACATGCTGTTGGCTGTAAAATAAGGCACACTAGCAGGTGCGCCAAAGTTGTAAATGAATTCTCCGGTAATATTCAAGTTGGCATAACCAACGGTACCAGCACTTTCAATACTTGTGGCATAGAATGTGTTATTGCCGGTAAAGAACAATAGATCAGGATCGTCGTTAAGTCCGGTGCCATCGCTAAAAACAATGCGTCCAGGAGTAAGATTTTGAGCTTGGAGCGTATTAG